GTATGATTTACTCATATGTTTCTTTCTCCTTTGTTTACAATTTTATATCCTATGTTCTCCTTCATGTCAACAGCTTGACGCTTGAAGCTTGGTGCTTGAAGCTTGTTGCTTGCTGCTTGAAGCGTGGCGCCTTGCGGCGCCCGCACAACAAAAGGAGGGCCACGAGAATGGCCCCGGCTGTTGCTAGTTTTATTATTAACCTTCCAGGTATGCAGGTCTTACGCGCTTCCTGCTGGTCGCCGCTTCGGTTACAGCCATCACCAGGGACAAACGATCTCCCTTGATCAGTCAGGTACCGGAGGTTAATTCCCATATCACCTGTCTTCTTACAATACCCCCCTAGCTAGAAAGGATATTCAACGGATCTGATCCCAGGTCTATAGTACCTCGTAAGGCGCCGTATCTTATCCCGTCGGATAAGCACCTATAGACCAGGGATCAGTTTTGGTTGGTGTCTGGACCATACCCAGACATTTAATACTATTGTATGTCCCGACCAAATCTGATCCCAGGTCCTATGGTATCCGCCGACACACTCGTATTGAGGCGTCTCAGGGCCCTGTGTCTCTACCCCATAGGACCAGGGATCAGGGGCGGTTGCCCGCCCATGATAATTAGAATTGTAATTCTAATTGTTTAAAAACTCTTCTAGGGTTTAATCTAGAATCTTTAACTTTTTTTAACATTTCGCCTAAAAGATCAACTGACGAAAACACATTATCAAAAGATCCAAGTTCACAAAAACTTCTTCCATCTCTTCTCCATCTACAAGCCTGTAGATTTAAAGAAGTCAACAGAAGACACATTCTATCAACTTTCTCAACCCTTGACATACCCTTAGTTTTTTTAACTAAAACTCTGAGTATTTGTTTAGTAGTATAATTTAATTTAATCATACTAGGACTATATAGGATACTCCCTAACTAGTCAATGGTCAATAATGTCGCACCTAGTTTAGAATGTTTCTTAGAATCATTCTAAAGTGCCGAACTAATAACAATGAAGAAATATTAATTCGGCATATCCTATATAATCCCTTGACAAATATTTTCAATAGTGTAGTTTAAAAATAATTTACGAAAGGAAACATATGTCAAAAAGACTAACACTCAATAATGAGAAAAGAAAAAACATTGAGAATGTATTTAAGTCTTATTGGGAACAGAATAATATTTTTATTCAGCAACTCAATGAGGCAAAAAATAAATACAACTCAATGAGAATAAAGATGTTGGAACTTTGTAATAACATTGTTAGACAACATCAACCGCAGGAAGATGTCGATACTATTAGAAGATTAATTAATAAGTACGGCGAAGAAAACGGCGGCAAACTATATCACGACAACTGTTTTAATTTTTATCGTGATAGTATCAACGACGACGGCGAGGAAGATACAGAGGAAGTTAATATTGATTTTTCGCTAGATGATAATAAAAAATTTGCGAGAGCATATTATCGTGATGAATTAATCGCTAATAATATCGACGCAGATTACGACTATCGTTGGAGTAATGATGAACCCCATAGTTGGAAACGAAAAACCCCACCAAAATATTACGAAGAAGAAAACAAAGCAGACAGTTTTCTCGGGTTTCGTAATTCATCAAACGAGGACAAGTCAATAATTAAACCGACTGCCGAATGGGAACGAGATAAAATTTGGGTTATCGGTTCACATTATTGTAATACGAGAAAGTTTAAAGTTGATGACACTGTCTTTTTATTATTCCAGGAGTTTAATAAACAGAAAAGTCAAGTCGCTTTAATGCATGAAAAACTTTTTAATTATGCAGAAGAAAAACTTAAAAAGTTGCGACTTGGTTTAAAGTCATACAAATACTTTGACCAGGCAAAAGAACTTGCAGACAAACTTGGGATACCATTAAACGAGGGTATATTAAATGAAAGTAGCAGTATGGCGCTTTCAGTTTATAGTCCTGAAAACTTGGCAAGTCTTTTGGAGGATACAAAACAACAAACGAGGGAGGAAAAAATTGCTATTGCACGAGCCGCACTAGCACAATCACAAGTAGTAAATTAATTTATTTATTATTTGACATGGGGGATAATATAGGATATTATCCCCCACATAAAGAACGAAAGGATAAAATGAAAAACTTTTACATTACTTACTATAGTCAAAAAGATAAAAAGACTATTACGAGAAGAGGCGAACACGACGACAAATCCAGGTTCGGCGAAAATAAAAAAACAGGTGTCGGTTATTATGTCTATAAAGATTTAGACGCATATGGATATAGAACCGCTACAGAACCTTTTACAATAAAAGAGAGGTCGGCATGATACAAGATTTAATTATTATAGTAGGCGGCTCATTAGCCGCCTACTTATTTTTATATTGGAGGTGGTTATGAGTAGTTATACATGGTGTCATGGTCCAAAGTGCCATGAACGACAAACTACAACAAGGGTTCGAGGCAACAAAGGTTCTAAAGTTTTAAGAACTATGAAAGTTACTGATAGGTGGCGACAAGGTACTTGGCATGAATATTTTTGTGACCAAACTTGTTTAATGGATTATATTGAAACAAATCTTAGAAATGTCGTAGCCATTGCACCTTGTACCGAGGCTAAAGAAACACCTATAAATGATCCGTACAAAAATCCAGGCACTTATTGTGGTTATTGGACCATTGAAAAAAAAGAGGTTGACAATAATTCTAATATGGGATAATATAGGACCATAACGAAAGGATAACAATGACAAAAAAAACTTTAAAACCAGAATACCAGCCGGGCGGCGCGAAGCGTCAATACATAATTGATAAGGCTGTAAAATATATAAAAGAATTTCCGGGCCTTCAATCTGATAAACATTATTTTTTAGTAGAAAAAATTGGTTTATCAGAAACGGAATATTTAGAGGCTCTTAATATGGCAACCGATGGCGAATTTATTAAAACAGCACTGAAATAAGCGTTGACAATAAAGTTAATCCCATATAATATGGGATTAACGAAAGGATAAAATGCAAACAATAACTTACAATAACAAAAAAATAAAGTTACCATTTGAATTGGCTTTACCAAAAGAACCAAACGAAATGTTAGAAGTAGCTAACAGATTTAATGGTGAGAAAATAAAATTGCCAGCGTTTGCTGTTGCTGTCTATGATATGATAATCGGTGGCGAGGCAATGGCTACCGGACATGACAGTCAAGTTGGCGAGTCAGGACATTCTTTTATTTGGGATACTGTCCGAGCCGGTTTAGATTGGTTTAGAAAATACTTTCCAAAAGAATACATGGTCTTGCTAGACTAATCATATGAATGTGTGGGCCCGACTCAAGTGTGGCCCACACACCCCGGGCCAGGGATCCTAATCAAATCCAAAAAAATCTTTCTTAAAATAAATCAATAAGCAAATATATACAAAGGGGTCCCACTACTCTAGGTTGTATTGCTTAATTTAGACAGTTTTAGCTGGTAAAAACATGTTGAAAGTGTATAAAGTAGTTATGAAAGAAAATATTGTAAAGAAAGAATGGAAACGCCCTGCTCAAAAAAAATATTATTATAAAAATCCTGAAAAAGTTAAACAGTGGAGAAAAAATTACTATAAAAATAATAAAGAAAAAATTCTTTTATACATGAAAGAATGGAAAGCAAAACAACCACCTGTCATAAAACCTATAAAAAAATGTTTATGGTGCTCTAGTATTCTTGGTGAAGGCAAAACTAAATATTGCAACGATAAGTGTGAGTATAAATATAAAATGTATTGTCAAAGAAGAGGTCCTATTTGGTTTTGGCGTTTTTATACTAAATATGAAATTTATAAATGGGTTTATTCTTACTTTCCTAAATATAAAAGAATATTAATAAAAAAAATACCAAAATTTTTTAAAAAATTTTTTTTAAAAAATTTTAAACTTTTTAAAAAAATAAAAAAATATTATGAATATCGTCACCTATATTTTGAAAAAACAAAATTATGTAACCATTGGGTTTTTTATATTAGTAAAGGAAATAATATGAAAAGAAAAACTAAAAACATTAAAAATTTCTGTAGTGATAAATGTAAACAGATATATGAAAACAAAATAGCTGAAGCTAAAAAACAAAGAAATCTTGCAGCATGGGGAATGGAACATCGACCAGATGAAGAAACAAGAAGAATTATTAATAATAAAAAACATGCTGAGTGGGCTAAACAAAAAAGGATTAACGATCCTGCATACAAATTAATAAAAAGAATGAGACTTAGAACTAAAAAAGTTTTAGGTGTAAATTATAGAAGAGCAACAGGTATGACAGATGTGTATACTCGATTAGGTGTTAATAATGGTCAAGAACTTAAAAAACATTTAGAATCTAAATGGAAACCTGGAATGACTTGGGAAAACTACGGCTCACAAGATGGATGGGTTATTGATCATATTATCCCTTTAAAATATTATAAAGATAATTTTGATCTTGCAAATGATATAGAAATTCAAAAGAAAGCTTTTGGAATACAGAATCTTCAACCACTTTGGTGGCTAGAAAATGCTAAAAAATCTGCTAAACTAAATTATGAACCTAAATAATGTTGATATAAGTAAACTGCCTTCTGATATTCGAAAGCAGTTTAAACAACTACAAGTATTACACGCAGAAAAAAAGATACAGAACAAAGCCAAAAACGATTTCCTATCTTTTGTTAAATGTATGTGGCCAGATTTTATAGAGGGGTCCCACCACAGACACATCGCAGAAAAATTTAATAAATTAGCTACGGGTGAAATAAATCGTTTGATTGTAAACATGCCACCCAGACATACAAAATCAGAATTTGCAAGTTATCTTCTGCCAGCATGGATGGTGGGCCGTGATCCAAAGTTAAAGATCATACAAGCAACGCACACGGGCGAGCTCGCAATAAGATTTGGTCGTAAAGCAAAGA